AAAGGAGCAATTACTTACACAAACAACTGCCTGGTATATGCATGCAGGAACTCCAGAAGTGCTTAGAGAATTTTTAGGTACCGTGTTAGAGGGAGGTAAGATACGTGAGTGGTATGAGTATGGGGGCAATCCATTTTTCTTCAAAGCAGAAGTTGAGGTAGGGGAGCACGAAATACCTGTCGGCTATGGAGTGGAAGTAAAAAGGCAGATTGAACTATATAAGAACGCCCGCTCCTGGTTGGAGCATGTTGCATTTATAATTGGCTCCAGAAGTTATTGTGTCGTGAGTCTTGCAAATGCAGTGCGATTTAGGGGGAGATTTTACCCGAGGCTTAATGCTCCAATATTAAAATTAGATGGTATCTGGAATCTCTCAGGGAAAAAGTTGAGTGGCTATGACAGTGATGAAAAAATAGATTTTTATCCTGTAGGACAGAACTATAAATTACAGGTTTCAGAAAATGTGAACATTAAGGAAGATTTCCATAGTTCCTATTCGGCAAGGGTTTTAGCAGATACCGGAGAAAAAATCAGACTGCTCAGCCAAATCAATCTAAAAATTGATGAAAATAACAGCCTTACTGTTAAATCAAGTGCTTGTGTCGGACTAAGAGCAGGGAATGTAAGAGTAACTACTTGTAATACGTTATCCGGACAATGGATGCTTAATAAGGATAGGAACTTAAATGGCGGGCTTTCAATATTGTAGTATTTATAATTAGATGATTAGTAGAAGAGAGGGAGAAAGATTATGGCAGATAATTCAAACGGTGTAATGACCGTTATAGCTAGAAAGAAGTTATGCAAAGCACATGCCGGTGACCAGCAGCTATCTAAGATCACTAGTATCGCATGGGGAAATAGTGGTGTGGACGAAAATGGAATTCCTAAAAAAACAACAGGTAATGAAATTGCTCTTTATAATGAATTGTTAAAAAAAGAGATTGAAACACATGTCTATGTAGATTCAGAAAATACAAGCTGCCGGTATACTGCAACGTTAGGAGCAGGTGAATTAACCGGAGAAGAAATATCTGAAATGGGACTATTTGATGAAGATGGAGATTTGGTTGCTTACCGTACATTTTTAAGAAAAGGTAAAGATGAGGATATTCCACAGATTTATGATATGGATGAAATATTTTAAGGAGGTATGGTGATGGCATTTTGTGATATGAAAAACCCACCGGTGTTTTCTTCTGAAGTAAGAAAATGGGACAGGGAAACATTGGCAGATGGTCAGGAATTGGCTGTTGAGATTGAGCAGTTATTTAATAATACATTATATAATAAAATAATAAGGGAGCAGCATGAGAGGCCAGTCAAAGTTATGTTGGAGGCAGCAAATTGGAGTAGCACAGCTCCATACAGTCAAAAAATAGCTGTAACAGGAATTAAAGAATTAGATAATCCGATTCTAAGCCCTTGCACGCCTATAAATCTTGATCCTGCAGCTGTAAAAATTGGAAGAAAAATGGCTGGCATGATTACAGATGGAGAAACAGTAGATGGATATGTTACTTTTTATTGTAGTGAAAAAAGACCAACAGAAGATTTTAGCGTTTATTTGAGAGGAGTGAGCACAAATGGGTAAAGTTTTGATTATTGGTACAGGGGGTTCAGTAATAGGTTCAGATGATTGTACAGCCTTAAAAACTGATCTCTTAAAAGGTACACTTGCAGTAACAGCTGATTCAGTTGATGAGCTTATTGAGGGAACATTGGAACTAACTGGTGACGCTTCAGACAATCAAGTTCTAGCTGGAAAGACTTTTTATAATACTAATCCTAAAAATAAAAGAAGTGGTTCCGCAATAAATCATGGTGCAATATCAGTTAAATTAAGTACGGGTGAAAGTTATATCGTTCCTTCTGGGTTTCATAATGGTGGTGGAAAAGTAGAAGCTAATGGTCTTGCAAGCCAGACTCAGGCAACTGCAAATGCTGAACATATATTGAGCGGTTATGACGCTTGGGTAAATGGAAACAAGATTACAGGAAAGATGTCTATACAGAGCATATTGTCTTTTAATGCTGCCGTGTACTCGTCCACGGCTATATCTTTTACTTGGCAAAATCCTGCAAAAGGACCTTTTTCTGGAGTAATAATAGTAGGGAAAACAGGATCATATCCGACGAGCATTTCTGATGGCATTCGGTATTATATAGGATATGGTAACAATTTGGCTGCTAATGCCAATTCTACTGCAACTATTTCTGGTTTTACTGGTGGTAATACATATTATTTTAGGGCCTTTTCTTATGTAACGAGAAATAATGCTGAATGGGTACATTCAACATCTTTTACTGTAAGCGCCTCTATAGAAAAAGGATTACAGACTTTTACATCATCAGGTACATTTACCGTGCCTTCAAATGTACGTAATGTTACTGTCTTTTTAGTAGGAGGCGGAGGAGGCGGAGGCGGCGGAGGCGCTTATCCGTACCCATCAGGAGGCGGAGGTGGAGGTGCTGGTTACACAGTAACCAAAGCAATTTCTGTGACACCTGGGCAACAGATAGCTGTTACTATTGGAGGAGGCGGTAATGGAGCTGCTGGACGTTATAAAAATGTGGGTTATTCAGGAGCTGCTGGAGGTATAACTTATTTTGGATCAATTGCAGCTACTGGCGGTAGTGGTGGAGAAGGTGGCGGTACGTCTTATTCTGGTGGAAACGGTGGCTCTGGTGGAGGCGGCGGAGGAGATTACATAGCTAGGGGGAACTCCGATGCTGGAGGTGCTGGAGGTGCTAATGGTAGTAAAGGATTTGGGTCCTTAGGAAATATTAATACAGGTGGATTTGGGCAAGGAACATCTACATTTGCTTTTGGTGAATCTTCTAACATTCTTTATGCTGGAGGTGGAGGTGGAGGAGGTTCCAGCCAATCATCAGTTATTGAGGGTGGATCTGGTGCCAACGGAGGAGGCGGTTCTGGTGGATATAGCTATGGAACTAGTAGCGGTGGAAATGGTAATAATGGTACTGCCAATACAGGAAGTGGCGGAGGAGGCGGAGGAGGTACGCGGTCGTCTTCAAGTTCTGGGGGAGCCGGTGGAAACGGTGGTTCTGGAATTTGTATAGTAAGATGGGGGTATTGATGATTGAAATATTTTCTTTTTTTGTTTTTAGCTGATCGATTAAATTGATAAATAACTTATATGAAAGGTTTTAATTATGATAATACATCAAGTATTTGCTCAAATATCTGAGAGAGTTATAAAAAATATCATAGTGTGTGATGATTACGATATGGCGAATTGGTTAGCAAAAGCACAGTATGGTGATAATGGATTTGCTGTGAATTGTTATAATTATCCCTGTAAAATTGGAGATAGATATGATGGTGGGTTCTTTTATGATAAAGAAACTGATGAAAAATTAGATCCAATAAATACATCGGAAATGCAAATAAAGAATCTCAGTGCCAAAATAGAATATTTATTAATGATGACAGGAATTGTTACGGAGATGGGAAATGAGTGAAAATTATAATAAAGTAAAACTCTTTTACGATGAAGAGTTATGGTCTTTAGAAATGGTTTGTAATGCAATTGATCGTTGGATAACGAAAGAAGAGTTTGTTAAAATTACTGGGAAAGAAAATGATGAACTATCACGCTAGAATTAAGGGTGAGTCTTCATTATGTACAGTATTAAAAATATAAGATGTTTTGCTTATACTTTATTAAAGGATACAACTATATCATATATGTGTTGACAAAAATGATACAAAGGAGTATTATATGAAAGTAGACAAAATGACTACAAAAAAGATTACTCAGTATGTAAAAGTAAGGTAATACAACTATGGCTTTCATCGGAAGATTAACAATGAGAGTGAATTCAAGGCCGGAGAGATTAAAAACTTGTGCCAGCTTCTAAAGATTACTTCATTGAAAAAGAAAGAGGAAATTTTTTTTAATGATGGAGTAGACAAAATAACTACAAAAGATCAGGAGCTGGAGAGCAAAGGACTTAAATGATTGGCAACATGGCAAAGGAGGTTGTAAGTGTATAACAAAATCTTAGATGCGGTGATGAAAAAGCTTGGGGACCTATTCCCAGAAGCACAAATAACAGCAGATCCCTTGGGAACGGGAAAAAAACTCCCATGCTTTGAGGTAAGTATTACCCAGGCAGAAGAAAAGCCGGTAACTGGAAATCGCTATTTTCGAAGCGTCAGTATTTCCATCATGTATTACCCAAAGCAGTCCGGGGATATGTCCAGAGATCGAAACGAGGTACTGGATACATTAATGGACAACTTAGAATACATAACCGCAACAGATGGTTCAATCATTAGGGGAAGTATGAGAACTGGAAAGAGCCAGGAAGAGGCTTTAACCTTCCAGACAGATTACGAAATGTATGTTTTAAAATCTTCTAAATCAGAAGATTCTATGGAAGACATAAAATTATCATGAAAGAGGTGCAGTTTTGGCAAAGAAAGAAGTAAAAGCAACAAATCAGACAGCCAGTGAACGTTATACAAAAAAACAGCTGGTCTGCTCCGAACGGTATTGCAATCAGAGTGATCTATTATGCGCTCTGCTGGATGATGGGAAATTATATTCCCTGTCAGAAGCAGATGAAATTATGAATCGATTTATGAAAGGAAGGGTGAAAGTATGTTAGGTGGAGGAAATTTTACAGTTCAAAATAAGGTGTTCCCAGGTGCATATATTAATTTTGTAAACAGCGTTTCAGCTAGAGCATCTTTAGGAAACAGAGGCGTAGCAGCAATTCCAATGATTCTTTCCTGGGGACCTGAAAAGCAGGTATTCGAGGTAACTGCAGAGGAATTCCAGAAGAACTCAAAGGAGATTTTTGGTTTTACATCGGGCGATGAAGCCATGCTTCCTATGAGAGAGCTGTTTAAAAATATGACAAAAGGTATTTTCTATCGTCTAAATGGCGGGGCTTATAGTTCCAATGATTATGGCACAGCAAAGTATTCCGGCGAACGCGGTAACAGTCTGATGACTTTAATTTCAAAAAATGTTGATGACGCAAAGAAATTCGATGTAAGAACATTATTTGACGGCAGAGAAGTAGATTCCCAGTCCGTAGCAGCAGCAACAGAATTAAAAGACAATGCCTATGTAATCTTTAAAAGAGAAGCTCCTCTTGCAGAGACAGCAGGTAGTGCCTTTACTGGAGGAACCAATGGAAGCAATGTGACTGGAGAGGATTATGCAGCATTTCTTGAGGCGATTGAAAGCAGTTCGTTCCAGGCTCTTTGCTGTCCTTCCACCGACGATAAAGTAAAAGCACTGTTTGCGGCATTTACAAAACGTTTAAGAGATGAAGCTGGTATTAAATTCCAGACCGTTTTACATCAGTATGCAAAAGCAGACCATGAAGGAATTATTTCCGTAGAAAACGAAACAGAAGAAGCGGTATCTGGACTGGTTTACTGGGTAGCAGGTGCAGAAGCAGCTTGTGAGATTAATAAAACCAATGAAAACAGAATCTATGACGGTGAGTACACCGTAAAGGTACCTTATTCACAGACCCAGCTTGCAGGTGGCATGAAGGAAGGAAAATTCCTGTTTCACAAGGTTGGCAAAAACATCCGAGTCCTCACTGATATCAATACTCTGGTTACCTATACCAATGAAAAGGGAGAAGACTTCTCCAATAATCAGACCATCCGGATTCTGGATCAGATTGGAAATGACATCGCTTCCTTATTTATCACCCGCTATCTTGGAAAGATTTCCAATGATGCAGCAGGCAGGGTAAGCCTTTGGAATGATATCGTTACATACGGAAAACAGTTAACAGTTCTAAGAGCTATTGAGGCCTTGGATTCAAAAGCAATTACGGTAGATAAGGGAGAAGGCAGACGATCTGTTGTTGTTAATTTCCCGGTTCAGCCCGTTAACTGTATGAGCATTTTATATATGACTGTTGTTGTATCTTAAGAAAGGGGAGATGAATTATGAGCAATATTACAATGAACGCATGGGACGCAATTAGCGCAGCAAAAGCGGAGTGTTTTATCACAATTGAAAATGAGCGTTACAATTTTATGCAGGCTTTAAAAATGGAGGCAAAAATTGAAAAGGTCAAATCTGAAATTCCTATTTTAGGACGGGCAATGAAGGGAAATAAAACAGTTGGGATGAAGGGAACGGGTTCTGCTTCCTTTCATTATAACACCAGCATTTTCCGTGATATTTTGTACAAGTATCAGCAGTCTGGTAAAGACGTTTATTTTGACATTCAGGTAACCAATGAAGATCCGACCTCAAGCGTTGGCAGACAGACTATCATTTTAAAGGATTGCAACTTAAACGGTGGCCTTCTTACTAAATTTGATGCCACTGGGGAGTACTTGGAAGAAGAGTTTGAGTTCACTTTTGAAAGCTGGGAAATGCCAGAACGTTTTGGAACAATAGCAGGAATGCAGTAAAGATTAAAGATAAAAGGAGATTAAAGTTATGGGAGATTTAAGTTGTTTTTTAAGCCAGAATGCAGTAAAGGTAGATCGCGAAAAACATGCGGCATCCAAACGATTTGTAGGAGCAGATAAAAAGCCAGTCGAATGGGAAATCAAAGCCATCACTTCAAAAGAAGATGAAGATTTAAGAAAAGAATGTACAAAAAGGGTACCAGTCACCGGCAAAAAGGGACAGTATACCCAGGAAACAGACTTTAACTTATATCTTGGAAAGCTGGCATCGGAATGTACCGTATATCCTAATTTAAACGATAAAGCATTACAGGACTCTTACCATGTAATGGGAGCGGATGCGCTGTTAAAGGCGATGCTGACAGCTGGAGAGTATGCTGGCTACCTTGAAAAAATTCAGCAGGTCAATGGCTTTGACTCCACAATGGATGAGCAGGTGGAAGAAGCAAAAAACTAATTGAGGGAGGCGATGTGGAGGCAAACGTTGCTTACTATTGCCTCCATAAGATCCACAAATGGCCTCATGAGTTTTTAAGCCTGGATCGATATGAACGAGCCTTTGTCATAGCCGCGGTGCAGCTAAAGCTTGAGCACGATAAAAAAGAAGCGGATAAGGCAAAGGCAGGTAAATACAGGTAATATGGAAGAACGTCCAAAGGGCGTTCTTCCTATCATAATAGGAAAGGAGGAGATGGGTTTGGCTTCAGTGGAATATTCTCTCTCTATGTATGATGGAATGAGTACCACTCTGCGTGTGATTGAAACCAGGATTCAAAAAACAACTGTTGCTTTTATGGATTTTCGGAAAGTCACAGCTATGTCTATGAATATTTCAACCTTTGAAAAGATAGAAAAAAAGCTTTATGCCATAGATAACAAATACAAAGATGTTAAAGGTACTGTTTCAAAGGTGGAAAATCAGCAGAAGAATCTGAATAAAAGCATAGATGATGGTAAGAAAAAGGCAACTGACTTTAAAGAAACATGGAAAAAGTTAAAAGAAGGGTTCAATATCTCAACAAAGGTGCTTGGCAATATCGGTATTGACAATAACTTTAAGAAGATATTTTCCCGGGCCAGCGATTTAAAAGCGGCAGGAAATACAATTCAGGCCAAGACAGGAATGCGTGGACCAGAACTTTTAATGGCAAAGCAGAGTGCAAAAAATCTCTATGCCAATAATATAGCGAAAAGTCCAGCAGATGCGGCTGACAGTATATCATCTGTTCAACAGATGACTGGAAAAACAGGACCAGGGTTAGAGCAATTAACACATGCTGGAATCTTATTACAGGAGACTTTCGGATATGGAATGGCCGATAGCATAAAAACAGCTGGTATGCTGGAACAGAAATTTGGTGTTACAGGTGCTCAGGCATTGGATTTAATTGTCCAAGGAACTCAGGCGGGATTAAATAAAAATGGAGATATGTTGGATATTTTGAACAACAATTCGGAACAGTTTAAGAGCCTTGGATTAAATGGTCAGGAAATGTTTAATATGCTAAATAACGGTGCCCAAAATGGCAATGCTTCCATAAGCTCGGTGGCCAATGCGGTTTCAGAGTTTTCATCAAGAGCTATAAGTGGAGGGGCAGAGGTCCAAGAAGGTTTTTCTGCCATTGGACTCAATGCAGATCAAATGAAAGATGCATTTGGAAGTGGTGGAGAAAGTGCAAAAGAAGCATTCTTACAGACAGTTACAGCGCTAAGTAGCATAAACGATCCTGTGAGTAGAAATGCAGCGGGGATGAAATTGTTCGGTGATTCCTTTGGAGAACTTGGAGAAAATGGATTAAGTGCATTGTCAAATTTAAATGGTTCAATAGAGATATCAACAAGCCATTTAGAAGAATTAAACCGAGTGAAATACGATAATGCAACAAACGCTCTTAGTGCCTTAGCAAATACGGTAAATACAGGATTAGCAGGCGCTGTAGGAGGTATGGTTGATAATATAGGAAAAAAAATCGCAGACTTTACAACAGGTCTCCAAGGAGAAGTAGGCGAAATTAATGGGGTGTTTGGAGCAATTGGCTTTGTTGCTGGAGTGATTGGAAATACTATCTCTAGCGTGTGGTCTGTTATCGAACCAGTAATTTGGGGCATTGTTGCGGCTTTGATTGTATACAACTCTACATCAGGTATTCTTTGGCTTACAACATTAAAGCAAGCGGCTGTAATGGCATGGAAGACTATTTGTGATTGGGCTGAGACAGCTGCTATTATAGCGATGATCGTAGCGCAAGATGGGTTGAATGCAGCGTTTGCGGCCTGTCCATTAACCTGGATAATTATGTTGGTTATATTAATTATTGCACTTTTTTATGCTGCGGTAGCAGCATTTAATAAAATGGCAGGTACCTCTATTAGTGCAACAGGATTAATATTTGGAGCATTTGCTGCTGCTTTTGCATTTATACAAAATATTTTTATGGTGGTATGCCAATTTATATTTGGACAGATTGATTTTTTGGTTAATGTTTTAGGAGCATTTGCGAATTTTTTTGCAAATCTATTTAAGGATCCTGCCGCGGCTGCCATTCATATCATTTTTGATATGGTAGATGCCGCTTTAGGTGCCATTCAAAAATTAGCAAAAGGTATGGACTTAATATTTGGTTCACATACGGAATCAGTTGTAATTGGTTGGAGGGAAGATTTGTCTTCTGTTGAAGATAAGTTGGTAAATAAATTCGGGAATGGCAAGTATGAAGAGGTAATGGGGAAATCTGATATAAATAAAACATTGGAGGACTTTGGTATCCCAATGGAGCATAAAAGTTATTCAAAAAATGCAAAAAAAGGCTATGACATGGGGGCTGGGGGTAAATCTTTTCTAAATAAATTCACTGATGTTAATAGCATATATGGTGATGGAAATAAACCATTTAATCCCAACGACTATGGCGGCAATTTAGGCGCAGATAATCAAGCTGATCTATCAGCAACCCTAAACAACTTAAATCAAAACTCACAAAACAATCCAAACCTATCACCATACCAGGACAGCATCTCCAAAAACACCGGTGATACAGCAGCAAGCACAGCGGCCATGGCAAACACCATGGATTCCATGGATGAAGAATTAAAATATATGAGAGATGTGGCGGAGCAGGAGATTATAAATCGATTTACGCTAGCGGATCTAAAGCTGGACATCAATAACAACAATAACATTAGAAATATTGCGGACGCAGAAAGCGTTACCAGTATGCTAAATGACACAACATCGGAAGCCCTTTATTCCTTTGCGGAAGGAGTGAATGGATAATGGCCTATGAAGTATACATAGATGACATGCTGCTCCCATTACCGCCAGAAAAGATCCCCGTAAAATACAGTGGACAAAATAAGACGGCAAACCTGATAAATGGAGAAGAAATCAATCTCTTAAAGCCTGCAGGTCTAGCAGATATTAGTATTGATGTAACGATTCCCCAAATGGATTATCCATCCGCCGTATGGGATGGGAGTATTGAAAATGCAGAAGATTTCCTGGGAAAACTAGAGGCTTTAAAAAAGGGCAAAAAACCCTTTGAATTTACCGTAGTCCGTGAAGGATTTGGAGGAGACAGCCTGTTTGATACAAGTATGGATGTCACCCTGGAAGACTATAAGGTGTCAGACGATGTTAGTCAGGGCCTCGATCTTCTTGTATCACTTACTATGAAAGAGTACAGACATTACGGGACGCTTATCATGAATTTTATCCTAAAAGAAAATGGGGAGGCTCAGGCAGAGCAGCCAGAAGCCGAGCGCTTGGGGGAACCACCCCAGGAGAAGAATTATACCGTAGTAAAGGGCGATTGCCTTTGGTCTATTGCCAAAAAACAGCTTGGCAATGGAAGCCGCTGGCAGGAGATTCATCAATTAAATAAGGACAAGGTAAAAAATCCGAATCTGATTTACCCAGGACAGATTCTCGCATTGCCATAGAAAGGAGGGGAACAGTGGAAGCACATTTATACATTCAAAATGGTGAGACCGTCTATGAGCCAGTAGTCCAGGGGAGCATCACCTGGGAGACGCAGCGCAAAGGTCAGCCTGGAAAATGCACGTTTACCCTGATCCCTGACAACATCCTAAAAATTGAGGAGGGCAATGCCCTCCGACTGGATGTAGATGGGACTCCTGTTTTCTTTGGATTCATATTTGAAAGAAGTTGGAACAGTGACGGTCTGGTAAAGGTAAGCGCTTATGATCAGCTACGATATCTAAAGAATAAAGACAGCTATAACTATGTTGACTTAACCGCTGGTGAAGTTATTAAAATGATTGCTGGAGACTACAACCTTGAGGTTGGGGAACTGGAAGATACAGGTGAGAAGATTATCAGAAATGAGAAGGACAAGACTCTATTTGATATTATCACCACCAATATGGACATAGCTATGATGCATAAAAAGAAGATATTTGTTTTTTATGACAATGCAGGAAAGCTGACATTAAAAGATGCAGAAAACATGAAGCTAAATGTAGTCATTAATAACAAAACAGCCCTTGACTATGACTATAAGATCAGCATTGACAGTAACACCTACAATCAGATCAAGCTATATCGTGAAGATAAAAACACAAAAAAACGAGAAGTATTTTTAACTAAGAGTTCAGAAAACATAAATAAATGGGGCGTTTTACAAAAAGATGAATCCATTGATGAAGGTGCAGATGGACAGTTAATTGCAGAGAACTATTTAAACATTTACAACCGTCCATCAAAAAGCTTATCAATTAAGGATGCCTTTGGAGATATCCAGGTTCGTGCAGGCTGTATTCTTCCAGTAATTTTGGATACAAAAGATACTGTTCTAGAAAACTATTTATTGGTCGAATCCGTAACCCACAAAATCGACACTGGGACTCACACCATGGATTTAACATTGAAAGGAGCAAATATCTTTGGCTGATGTGGAATGGATAGAAAATATAAAAAGGATTGTGATTCAGGCTATGGAAGCAGGAGATCCATGTGATGTGATTCCTGGTACAGTGGTCAGAGAAAATCCAGTTGAAATTCAGTTAAGTGATAAAATCGTTCTGTTTCAATCCCAGGTTCTGGTACCAGAACAATTAAAAGATCACAATCGAATCATGAATATCCCAGGATTGGGAGAAGTGACGGTTGAGGTAAAAGGAGAAGTGAAAATGGGAAAAAGAGTGCTTCTTCTTCAAAAACGAGGCGGACAGCAGTATGTAGTAATTGGCACTTGGTAGGAAAGGAGGAACTTTATGCTTCCGAAAACAAGTGATATTTTACAAAAGAATTTAAAAATCGTTCAGAAACCTTCAAAAACATACAGATTGGACGTAGAAAATAAAAAAATTATAGATATGGTAGATGGCCTGGAAGCGGTGAAACAGTCGGTATACTGTATTTTGAATACAGAGCGATTTGAATGGCTGATCTATAGTTGGAACTATGGTTCAGAGCTAAAGGATTTGTTTGGCAAGTCAACAGGGCTAGTCAAAGCTAAAATAAAAAAGCGAATCAGGGAAGCGTTGCAGCAGGATGATAGAATTTCAGAGGTGGACTCCTTTTCTTTTGATTTGGTGGAACGAAAGCTCCATGTAACATTTATCGTGCATACCCAATGGGGGGAAATTGAGGCAGAGAAAGAGGTGAGTATTTAATGTATGAAAATATGACTTATGAAACTATCATGAGCAGGATGTTAAACCGGGTTCCAAAAGGTCTTGATCAAAGAGAAGGCTCTCTCATTTACACAGCAATTTCCGCAGCGGCGGCAGAGATGCAAGTGATGTACATAGAGTTTGATACCATTTTAAAAGAAACTTTTGCCCAGACTGCTTCCAGAGAAAACTTAATTCGAAGAGCAGCAGAGAGAGGAATGGAGCCAAGTCCCGCTACCAATGCGGTTGTAAAAGCAAAAGCCACACCGTCAGAGGTTGTTATCATGCCAGGACAGCGCTTTCGCCAGGGAATTCATTACTATACGGTTATCAAAATAGTGGGAGAAGGCATTTTTCAGTTAAGTTGTGAAACAGCAGGAACGGCTGGCAACAGGCAGACAGGACGCTTAATTCCGATTGAAAGTATTTCAGGACTTACTTCTATGGAGATTACCGATCTACTGATTCCAGGAGAAAATGAAGAGGATACGGAAGCCTTTCGCAAGATTTACATGAGTTCCTTTACAGAAAAAACATTTAGTGGAAATCGAAAGGACTATTTAATCAAAACAAATGGAATCCCTGGGGTAGGGGCCACAAAGATTACAAGGGCATGGAATGGACCTTCCACCGTGAAACTGACAATTTTGGATTCCAATTATAACAAGGCATCGGATCTGTTGATTCAAACGGTGCAGGAAATCATAGATCCATCTGGCAGCGGAAAAGGGGATGGACTAGCTCCAATTGATCACGTTGTAACGATAGATACGGTGGAGGAAGTAAAGGTGCAGATAACCTGCACTTTGGAGTATGAGAGTGGTTATGAAGAAGAGACTCTTAAAACACTGATAAAAGAGGCAGCAGAATCCTATTTAAAGGAGCTCAGAACATCTTGGGAAGGTCTTGGAGAACGGGGGTGCATTATAAGAATCTCTCAGATGGAAGCCAGAATACTAGCACTGGAGGGGATTTACGATATTAAAAATACTCTTATTAATGGTGCACCAGATAATCTGGAATTGAATCAGTGTCAAATTCCAGTGTATGGGGGGGCTGAAATTGATTCGAGAGGTTGATTTATTATCCTATATTCCAGACTTTCTTAAGGAATATGAAGAGATGAAAACCATTCAAGAAGTGATGCAGTCAGAGATACAGCGCATGGAAGATGAAACTGAGGTGTTATTTGACAATCAATTCATAATGAGTTCAGATTTAGATAACATTCGCCGATATGAGCAGATGCTGCGTTTACAGGCATCTTCCAAAGATACGTTGGCAGACCGAAGATTTAAGGTCTTATCCAAATGGAATCGAATTATTCCTTATACCAAAGTTACATTAAGGCAAAGGCTAGCTGTGTTATGCGGGGAAGATGGATATACGCTGGATATTGATCCCAATAAAAAGATCGTTGTAAAGGTTGCATTGAAAAGCAAACGGAATTTAAACGAAGTGAAAAAAATGTTAGAGGAGTTTGTTCCATGCAACATGGTAATCGATCTGGATCTTCTCTATAACCAGCATCATTTACTCAGCGGATTCAAACACAAACAATTAGGAGCCTGGAGTCACAGGCATATTAGAAATGAGGTGCTTATCAGTGGCAAATAAAACAAACAATTATAAGTTTCCCAAGCCAGAGGCAGATGATTTTTACGACATATCAGAGTATAACAAAGCCATGGATATATTGGATGATTCCCTGACGGAAATGGATCAAAAGAAGCTAGATAAGAATGGGGATGCTTCAGAGGCAGTCACTGAATTCGAACAGGAGATTTTAAGGGAGAATATTGAGTCTGGGGAGACATTATCTGTAATCCATGGGAAGGTGAAGAAATGGTTTTCGGAGATGAAAGACGTGGTGTTCTCAGGTCATGCGAAAGATGTTACGACAGATGCGGCCCATCGGTTTGTTAGTGATACGGAGAAGAGTAGTTGGAATGGTAAGGTGGGGGCTGCTGGGGGGGATATTTCGGAGACTAATATTGACTCATTGGAATCCATATCTATTGAGTTTCCTGTTCCAAATCAAGGGGAAACAACTAAGATTTATCTAGGAAAGGTTAAAAAGTTTATACAAGATTTTAATAATTTCAAATCTGGTATTATTACCGTTGGTAGGTTGGTCAATAGTGGAAATACTACTTTAGAAGGATATGCTTTAGATGCAAGGTATGGAAAAACCTTATTTGATCAATTTACTAAATTAAATAGTGATTTAATGCCTAACACCGTTATCATAGCATCACCACCTGGTCTTAGCTTTGGTACCGTGACTGATTATAAATATAAGATACATAGATTTGGTAATATAGGTATCCTCGATATAAGCATTGTTGGATTAAATATCGTGAAGGATCACGATTACACTATCGGGGGATTGGGAGGATATATCGTAAGTTTTACTGCTCCCCTGAGTGCATCTGCATTCAATTTGTCAAAACCACCAAGTGAACTCAGATGTATCGATGGGGTTTTACACATAATTGCAGGGCAAGATGATGCAGCCGTACAGGTGTCTGGCATGATTCCTTTTTTAATCCTATAAATAATTATTTCCTGTATAAAAATCTAATTTTTATAGCACTAAGAGGATTTGAAATTTTGCCTGATGCATATAAATAAACATTATTATTTGGCTCTACTATTATGGAACTTATACCCTGCATATAGGTTACCCATACGATACTAAAAGATAATATTTTATCATGAGATATCCCGTCAGGTAAGTGTCCTATAATTTGATAAGAATTTGCTTCGACATTTATGCCATCGTATGTCACTTCAGAAATATTTATCATTTTATTTAAATCACTATTATATTTAGTTTAAAACAAAAATTATTTAGATCCATTTGAAACAATATAGACTTGTAATAAAAATAAAATTGAGGTAAAAAAATGAAAAACATATTATGCACATCCACAGGCATCATAGGCAGCATCATAGCATCACTATTCGGAGGGTGGGATACAGGTATTGCAACATTAATCCTTTTCATGGGAATCGATTTTTTCTCCGGCCTAGCAGTCGCCGGAATTTTCAAAAACAGCAGCAAAACCGAAACCGGCGCATTGGAATCAAGAGCCGGCTGGAAGGGACTCTGTAGAAAGAGCATGACTCTTCTCTTCGTCCTAATCGCCCACCGTCTGGACTTATCCATTGGGACAAGCTACATAAGAGATACCGTCGTCATAGGTTTTATGGCAAACGAGTTAATATCCATCGTAGAAAACGCTGGACTAATGGGCATACCGCTCCCAGCCGTATTAACAAAGGCAATTGATATCTTAAATCAGAAATCAGAACCAACCAAATAACATCACAGGTAAATCACAAATACCATCGCAAATACCATAACCTCAAACCATCTCTTTTCACCCTCAATTATCCACATATGAAAAGCACAGCCACAAAACAATTTGTCCCATTCCCTACCCGGGACATTCTACCTTTCACATTCATATCATAAAATTATAATAGTATAGAAAGGACAAGGTGAAGGGTATGGTAAAAAGCGAAGCAACCAAGGATATGCCGCATCTGGAGCTCATAGGAATCCAGGAAAACCTAAACAATGCCGATTACACGGAAATCGAGCGTTTCCGGGAATCCTTTGACCCGGATGATATGGGATTTTACGGCAGAAGGGAAGGAATCTAATATGGAAATCCATCAATTATTAACGCCATATAACTATACAAACGGCAACCTCAGCCGTATCAAATATATTGTAATTCATTATGTAGGTGCTCTGGGAGGAGCAGAAGCCAACTGTAAATACTATGCATCCCAATACATTGGTGCCAGTGCCCATTACTTTGTAGGTTTTAGCGGTGAGATCTGGCAGTCCGTAGAAGACAAAAACATCGCATGGCACTGCGGCGCCCAAACCTACAAGCACCCAGAATGCCGCAACACCAATAGCCTGGGAATTGAACTATGTGTTAGAAACAAAGGCTCTCAGACTGATACCAGCAGGGATTGGTATTTTGAAGAGGCAACAGTAAGAGAAGTCAAGAAGCTTACCAAGACCCTCATGGAACAATACGGTATCAAAGAAGATCATGTCATCCGCCACTACGATGTTACAGGAAAAATCTGCCCCAATCCTTATGTCTATAACCACACCAAGCATACCTGGCAGGACTTTAAGGATAGTCTGGTAACTGCAGCCGAGATAAAGTCAGGTTGGGTAGAAGATGAGAGTGGTTGGAAGTTTTATCTAGGAGATACCGGGAACCTTGTAAAAAATGACTGGTACAAAGACGGAGAGAAATGGTATTGGTTTGATGGAGCTGGTTATATGGTAAAAGATACCTGGAAAACAGGCTCTGATGGAAAATGGTATTTCTTAACAAGTGATGGTTCCATGGCAAAGGACCAGTGGATCGTCTGGAAAGAAGACCTATACCGGGCGACCGAAGACGGCAGCATGTCGGAAGGAACTATGACGCTCAGCACGGATGACAAAGGCGCACTAAAAATTGTATAAAAATTGTATATAAACGGCTAGTGCCAATATTAAAACAGTCCCCTGTCTATTTGACAGGGGCTGTCTCATATCAGGCATTAGCCTTTCTTGTTTTGTCAAAAAAGGCAACAAAAAATCCCACTCAGCGGGTTAAACCGAATGGGATAAAATTCTGTTCTATGAATTAAGCCATTGCGTTAACAGCTCTAGA